GGATGATATATAGATAAAAACTTTTGCAAAGTAACAGAACTAGCTGGAACCATAAGCGTACCGTTTCTAAAAACAATATGACTTAATTGAACTTGCCCTTTAAATTCGTCTACAAAAACAGTTTTTTGATTTCTAGAATATTGTATTTCTCTTTCATACCCTTTTTCTTTGTCAAACCAATACAAGCCTTTACTATGTATTTTATAACTAAGAGGTGACGTTCCATCGCAAAGAGCATAAACTCTATCTTTTACAACCCACTGATCTTTTGTAGATTTTTCTTTTAATTTTGTTTTATCAACAGGTGTTGCTTTTGTTAATTCTTCTTCAACACTTGTTAAATCTATTTCTTTTTTTGTTTTTTTTGCCATAATATAATATAATATAAGTTAATAAAATAAAAGGGCCGAGGCCGAAGCCTCGACTCTTTTTAATAATAAGTACTATCCTTTAATTAACATAAAGTTGTTAGCACCTTGAGTAACTAGACATCTTTCAGATAAGTAGTGAACTTGCATAGCATCTAAATCAGAAGTAACAGCGCCTACAGAACCAGTAACCCAGCTCTTTAGTTTTCTTGATTCAGTTTGTGAAGCTCTATATCTTACGTGTAAGAAAGGTCTCTTTAGGTTTCTACCTAATGTTTGGTCGTAAACAGATGAAACTCCAGCAGGAATTATAACTCCGTTAACCGCACCAAGACCATTAGTAGCGTCACCAGTTGCAGCATCAATAACAGATCCTCTTGTAGTCTTGTCATTTAGATATTTCCAATCAGTTTTGTAGAAGTCATAAGAACCTCTTCTAAAACCAGTGAAACCTAAATTTAAAGCCATGTCCATAGAATTGTCAAATACACCGTATGCAGATCCAGCACCAGTATTACCACCATCTAAAGCAGCTAACATGTCGTCAATAGATAAAGAAGACGCTCTGCTTAAGTACATCATGTTTTCTTCAATAGCTCCCTGCTTGTCAAACTCAGCTAAGATAGCATCGAAGTCATTTAAAGTAGCAGCAGCAGTACCGTTCATTCCAGTAGTAATATTACCTCTGCTTGTGATAGCAGCGAATAAACCTTCTGAACCTTCAGGAACAACAACGTTACCACCATTCTTTTTAACAGCCTCAACAGCAGACATTTCTAGGTAATCATTGAAACGAGTTCTAGTATCACCTTCTGCTTTTAGGTACCATAGGTAACCATTTTGACCGTCTTCACCAGTAACTTCAACCCAACCAATTTGAGAAGCGTCAGATCCAGAAACTTCATAAAGATCTTTTAATATAATTGGTTTGTTGTTGAAAGACTTGAAAGAAGGCTCAACAGCAGCTCCTCTTCCAGTAGCACCTTTACCGTACTCAGAACCATAAACAAAAAGTTTACAGTCACCAGTGTTTAAAGGTATACCAGCAGCAACAAATGTTGCAGCCTCATAAGGGTGTAATTGAATTTGACCAGCAGTAAGACCAGCAGTTCCATCGTTGTAAGAACCAGCACAATACGCTTTTATTGTTCTAGTAGCAGTAGATACGATTACAGTATCACCAACTCTAACAATACCAGTAGTAGCTAGACCATCAGCATCAGCATCAATAGTAAATAAACCATCAGTTGAAGCATCTTGATCAGCATTATACGATAAGTGTAATCTACCTTGCTCAGACCACACAACTTGATCAGCAGACATTGCTTCTTCTGCACCAACTTGAGCTAGCATTCCAGATACACTTCTATTTCCAAATACTTCAGCTTCAGCCGCAACTAAATCTGGTAGGTACTGTTGTGCCCAACCAGTAGAAAAGTCTAGGTAAGAATCTGTAGTAGTTTGTTTTACAGGGGAAGGTACGCTGTTTAATAACGCACCAGGATTAATTGCCATAATTTTTTAATTTTTAAATTTATAATTTATTTTCTAACTTTAAACTTAAAAGCAGGAGAATCATCGCTAATCACTCTAATTTTAGGACCGCTAGTGTTGTCATTAGTAAATGACTGTCTTGGGTCCATGCTTACGTTTTTGGCTTTTGCAACACTTTCTTTTAAAGCGTCTGCTTTACCTTGCTCGTAAAAATGATTAGCAACAGCATCAGCGTTCATTGCTGTAAACAAAGATTTGTGATAACCTTTAGCGTCTGACATTTCATTATTTTCATTCAAGAACTTCTTGACAAAATTATTAATGTCGCTTTGAGTATCTCTAACTTCATTAGCATTGTTCACATTAAACCTATATCTTTTATCCCCGACGTTGTATTCAAAACCTTTGAATTTATCGTTAAAAACTTGATTAGTTTTATTTAAAAAATTTTTTGTTTGTTTTTCTGCTATTTTTTGAGTTTCTTCCGACTCTTTGTTATATCTATTAAAAAAGTCCATAGCCTTCTGTTGTTCAGGCGTTAACCTGCTTCCAGCTTTAACTTCTTGATAGTATTTAGACTTTTGCCCGTCTAAGTGGCTTTTAGCGTTGGCAACTTGCTCTTTTAACGCTATTTTCTTTTTTCTTATTTCTCTTTCATCGTCTTCTGTTTCGTCAAACGAAAAAGAGTCTTCAATTAAGAAAGTTATTTCATCATCTGTTAGATGTTTTTTAGTTTGTTTGTAATACTCTCTCAATATGGTTATGTCATCATAGCTAGAATAGTCTTGATTAAGACGCACGTAATCTTCTAGCGTACCACCGGTTTGTTCCATAAAATCTACAACTTTTTGTAAATTTTCAGGTATTGCTTTACCAGTTTCTTGAGCTTCTTCTATAGCTTCTTGAACTTCTTCTGCTAACTCTTCAGTTTGCTCTTGAACTTCTTCTTCAGTAACCTCTTCTAAAGTTGGTTGCTCTTCTTGTGCTTCAGCTTTCGGTTGTACTTCTTCTTGTTTTTCTGTGGACTCGGCATTTTCAGGCTCTGTAGCCACTCCCTCGTCGACAGGGTTGTTTTCTTTAACTTCATTTTCCTCTGGTTTTGGTGGTTTACTTAAATCTACTTTTACAATGTTATCATCTTGCTTTGTATCTTGTTTCTTACTAAGATCAACTTTTACAACGTTGTCTTCAGCAGCCTTTTCGACTACTTTTTGTGTTTTCTTTTTTGCCATAATATAATATAATAATAATTAATAATTTTTATCTAGGTTCAAAACTACCTAAATCAAATCCGCCTCCTAATATATCATTACCTGCGGATTCAAAGTTTTTAGGTGCTTTTGCACTTTTTCTTTGATCTATAAGCTCACTTTGTTGTGTAGCTTGTATTCTTGTTCTTTCGTCTTTACGATCTTCTCTTTCTTTTTCTCTATTTTGCAAACCTTGAGTCTCCATATTTTTTATCTGCATGTTGTACTGAAACTCTAATTGCATTAGTTGTTTTTTGTATTCAACTTCTTGTGCTTGTTTCTGAGCGTCTAACTGTGCTTTCATTTGTTCAAGTTGTGCTTCGCTTTGTGTTTTAACTTGTTCTTTTTGCATTTCAAGTTGTGCAGCTGCTTGTTGTGATTGAATATTAGCTTGTGACTGAGCTTGTATATTTTGCTGTTGTACTGCCTGATCTCTTTGTTGCTTTTTAATCCTTCTTATTTTTAATAATTGATTAGCAAGTTTTATGTTTTTAATTTCTCTAAGATCAATAGCGTCTTCAAGCTCTATACTTTGTTGTGCTAATGCTACTTGAATATTATTTTCAAGCATTGCTTTTTCTTCTTCATCAGGGGTTAACTCTATAAATATACCAAAGTCATACAGATGTAACTCTTTCATTTCTTCAAGTGTAGCAACATTATGAGTTCCTATAGCTTGAATAAACGCTTCTTTAGCCGGTGAATATTCTATAATGTCAGATATTCTTAATGATAATTGCTCAGCAACTTCTTGTGTTAAATGCAGTCCTGATTGTAATATATGTCTTGTTGCTGTGTTACTATTTGCCGCTGCTAATTTCTGTACACCTACTAAAGCGTTTTTATCTGGTAAACTACCATCTCTCGCTTCATTAAGACCGGTAGTATCTCTAATCATTTGTAAGTAATAATTATAATTACCTATTAACGCTTGTATCTTATTACCACCACTACCACTTGTTATCTCTTGTATTGGCACTTTACCTGGATTCATATCACCGTCAGAAGTAAAACTTCTACCAATTACAGAACCTGTTTGGAAGAACATGTTTAAAGCTTCTTGTGGATTATAGTTTGTTCCATTACCTAAATCTATCTCAGCAAGACCATCAGCATCTAAATAAACACCATCTGGAACCATGCGAGACATTACTTGTTGTAGCTTTAGGTGCGTTAGCTGTATCATGTCAGCAAAACCAGTTATACGTCTTACTAAACTTTCTATTCTGCCTTTATACATACGTGGCGCTACAATACTATAGTTCATTTTAACCTTAGTATAATCACTTTTAGGTCTAACCATATTTTTAGCCAACTCCCACTTTAACAACTTGTCAGTACCAAGTATCAAAGCTCCTTCGTATAAAACTTCAACTGATCTTGATAACTTATCAAAGTTTGTTGATTCATCTATAACAGGATTAAACTTATCGGTTTTAGGTATTGCTTTAGAAGCTCCACTACTAGTAGTTTTTACTTTGTAAACTTCGTTCATGTACGTTTTATAATTAAAATATAAAACTTGAACTTTATTAGGGTCTATACCATTTCTATTGGCAAAAGTGTCATCGTAATTAGAACTGTTATAGGCAGGGTTTGTTACTATATCTTCAAGCTCTTCAACAGTCATGTTTGGAAACTGCTTAACAAGCTCGTTTACTGGTATTGATTTTACTTCACCAACATAATATATATCTTCAAAATAAGGTGATTCAGTATACGAATATATAAGATTTGCTGGATCAACATACTTAACCGTAACACCATTAGACGTGTCAAAATTAGTTTTAACAGCGCCAATACCACAAACAGCTAGATCATAGTAAAATCTTTTTTTAGTTAACTCGTATTTATTACCTTCTAATAAAACGTTTATAGCTTGTTCTTCTGCCATTTCTACAGCTTGCTTATAATTAAGCTGCATGTGTAATTGTAGTTCTTCCTCTGTATCTGGTAAAGTTTCTTTTTTATTATCGTATAAATCTATACCAAAAGCTTCTGCCGCAAAATCATTTAATTCTTTAGCTCGCATGTCAGCAAGAACAGAGTCCATATATTTAGTTCTTTTGCTAACACCGTATGGGTCTTGTGAATAAGCTTTTATATCATATGTTCTTTCTGCAATACCATTTACAACTATATCTACAAATTTAGGTATAATCGGCACTGGTTTCCAGTCTAAATTTAAATAAGACAAATCACCGTTTATAGATAATTCATCTTTGTATTTTTGTATTGATTGCTCTCCTCTAGCGTATAATCTTAATTTATGAAAATCATTTCTTAACGTATCATACTTGTTAGCACCTCTATCATAAACAAACCATTCGTTTTCAATAGCCTTAGCAACCTTGAGTCCATACTCAAGACTTCTTTTTTCATCGTCACTAACTACTTGACTCGGGAAATAACTTTTTACAACTGATTCAGCCATATTTATTTTATTATTTTAGAACTATAACCAGTATTTGTATACTTAGCTATATTTATATTTAGTTTTTGTTTTTCTATTTTTGCATTTGGTGCATATAAATTCCTATTACAAGCCATTATTGCTAAACCAGAACTAATAGACGCATCATGTTTTGTTCTTTTGTTTATGTCAAACTTAGCCCAATCATTTAGTAGTTCGTTAAAGTAACAGCTACCAAACGTACCATCTTGCTTCATACCTACGTGATTTTGTATATACATTTCAATAGCTGCGGCATGTGCTTGTTTTATATCTTCGCTTGAGTTTGGTATACCACCAACTTCTTTTTCTGCTGTTGATAATTTATTCCAAACTTTATCAGGTCTGTTCATACTAAAACCTCTGTAGCCACGCCTTCGCAAATAATACAATAGACGAGGTTTGTTGTTTTCTGCAAGTATTGGCATCCCATAAAATACTAATGCCATTAGAACGTCTTCAAAGAACATTTCTGCTGTTTGCGGTCTTGCTAAGTATTCTAAAAAGAACTGATTAGCAGGTGCGTCTTCCATGCTAAACTTTGTAAGCCCGTGCAAAGCGCCTTTAGAACCTTGACCATCTACTGTTCCTGATATGTCGTAGCTATCACAACCAAAAGCACCCATGTGCTCATTACCAGGATGTTTTATACCGTTTTTAATTACAATTTTATTTTGTAAATGCAGTGGTGGTGTCCAGCTTAACTTAAACCTACCTTTATTATCTGGATAAAAAATAACCGTTGAGTCTTTTACTCCATTTACCCATTGGAAATTACCTTTTGTTAGCGGTAGTGTTGAAGATAGTTCTTCATTATAGTCTATTTGCTCGTATATTTTTACTAAGTTAAATATACTGTTTTTTGTTTCATCTCTAAACGCGTGCTCTTCAGTTCTTGGAAACTGACGATAAAACTCATTTAATGCATCTTGATCTCCTTTTAAACCATCAGCTTCATTTTGCCAGTGGTCTATTACACCTACGTCTATTAACTCTCCATGGGGGTCAAAGACGTCATCACTCGGAGTATTGAAGACTGGGCTTCCGTGCTCATCAATAAATCCTTCGTAGTTCCACTCCATTGGGATAAAAAGAGAATATAAACCAGAC